CTTTGGAGTAAAAGGCGGTAACTATATATTCATCATCGGGAACGGGATAAATCCCTATCTTGCTATGATGATGATACCAGTGATAAGGCTCATCGGTGATCGAAATCGGTAGGTGCCCTACAAGGCGGGGATGTATTTGACTGAGGCCCCGGTAATCGGTGTCGGAAAGTATATTTTCTTCATAAAATTCAATGTTGGTAATATTATAGGTCTGTGGCGGATGAAACAAACCATCTAAATCACATATCCATAGACGAGTAATATCACCATCTGATGTATCTAAATTTATTTCATCTAATGATTCATAACCAGAATCTGAAAACCAATCAGGCCAAGCATAAAAATATGTGGATATTTTTGATACATGGTTCCAAGTAATCCTTATTTTTGTGGGAGTATAACCACTATACCATGAAGCACCGGTTTTAACATCTAAGCTTTGAGCGATACCACCATTAAGCACTATTATCCATTTGCTTCCATCCCATGTGGCACTGGCATATACACAATCACCTTCTTGCCAATCATCATCAAAATGTTGAACCCATTCGCTTTGATCATCATATCCTCCTTTCATGCACCCGAGAACCTTAACGCACCCATCTGGTTCATCATATTCTAGGGCATTCTCAGATGTCCGAAAGATGTGCGTTTGTTCATAGCAACCCGTTTTCGTGCTGATATCTATGGACGCTTCCTGAACCCATTTGTTGAGTTGGTCGTCAATCCATCGTACAGCCGATTTCTCGTTGAGTATCGCCCGGATTGTCTGCAATAAATATGCTGTAGTGAATAGACATGCCATTTCATTTTTATCCTACTGCTATAGCCCTGTCGGGAATCTGAAACATTTCCTTAGAATCAATACCCCGCTCATACAGATCCGCACGGTAGAAATGAATCGAGTTGATATACATGGTAAGCCACTGTCTACCTTCCGCTTCCATCTTCTGCTTGCGTCGAGCCATGGCAACCGCGTAATAAATGGCTAGAGGTTGATAGTAGTAGGGCAGATTGGTAATAGTTTCATCTGCCATGGAGTAGAAAACCTTAACCTTGCCGGTAGCGGTTACTACCGCAGCATTGCTTACAGGGAAAATGCCGAGTTCATCGCCAAAGATATAATAGTAATAAGGTTCCCCTGGTGTCCGTTCCTGTGTACGGCCAACTATCCGGGGATGAATTTTCATCAAGCCCCTATAGACATTGGTGCTGTCATAATATACCGCCCCGTAAATCTTGAGGATATCGTCAATAGAATCACCGCCATCCAGAGCGCCATAAGTAAGCACAGGCGTTGAAACGAGCGTAATATCACCTGATTTCTCATAGCACAGGGTCTTGGTTGTGATGTCTATGCAGGCTTCTTGAATCCACTTATTGAGTTCATCGTCCGTCCAGTAGTTTGCGGTGGGTTCGTTTAGGAGTGATCTTACCTGTTGCAGGGCTTCGGCTGCTGTATAGCCATCTGATAAATCTAATGCTGACATTTTATATCTCCTTTATTGCGCTACAACCGTTCTATCGGGTATCTGCATATCGCTCTTGGCGTCTACCGGACGCTCGTAAAGGTCAACCCTATGGAAATTCATGGCGTTGATATATTGCGTGTAGAGCTCCATGGCTTCCCTATTTTTCCGCTCCTTGAACCGTGCCATCGCAGCCGCATAGACAATAGCGAATTGCTGATAGTGATCCGGCAGGTCGGTAATTGCATCCGCTACAAGCGAGCAATTCACGATAATGGGGCCGGTAAGTGCCGCTTCGGTTGCAGTAGGAAGAGGGAAAAACCCTAATTTTCCCCCAAAGTGATAGTAATAATAGGGAGGACCTGGGGTTGCCTGCGGTAGGTGTTGTATCATGCGAGGGTGTATCTTGTTTAATCCCCGATAGCCATTGCTGCCATCATCATAGATGCAGGTATATACCTTCACTACCTGGGCAATCCCGTTAGTAGCAGGAGCCGCGAGAAAGTCTGTATATTCAAGTTGATTCGCAACTAAGGCCAGCGTGTTTTTATGCTCGTAACACAGCGTCTTGGTGGAAATATCCACCGCAGCTTCTATCACCCAGTTGTTCAACTCCTCATCACTCCAAAAACCCGCAGTTGGTTCGCCTATAAGCGCCCGTACCTGCACCAATGCTTCAGCCGCGCTATATGGTAAGGATATTGCTGCCATTTTATGTTTCTCCTTTAATAATACCCATCCTCCGCATCACTCTCGTAGTAGATGGGTTCTTTGTCCTCGGGACCGATAAAAGCCAGGAGGTCGCCCATGGCTTTCTGAAACTTTTCTTCAAATTTCTCGGATCTGAGCGTTTTCCCCTTTGTGGATTGCTCCACCATGCCAAGGATTTCCTTCGCGGCGTAGTTCACCAATAATCGTTCATGGAGGTGCGATGGTACGCCGTCTGGTGTGGAATCACTGGCAGACATTTCAGTTGGAACCCTGTAGTAGTGAAGCGTGAGGGGTTCAGCAGTAGTTGGCATCGGCTGGTAGTAAAGGAGATCACCCTTAACCGCTACAACCGCTACATCGCCGTCCTCATCGAGAAGGGGGTATTTCCGTAAGAGCTTGTGAAAGGAATCGAAAACCTGAATCCGTTTATCCTGGGAACCACTCGACACATAGAAGAGTCCACGGCCATAATCGGAAGGAAGAGCCACACAGGGAGATTTTATGGTCACTTCTTCCCCTGCGCTCTCTGCGGTGAGCTCATCCGTGCTCACAAGGGTAATAGTGCCCGCTGCAACCGTAGCTAGAGAATGATACGACTCATCATTATTCAAAGATCCGGATACATGAATAAGCATCCCTGCCGCAAAACCGGATGTCACAAAGGCACTATCCGAATCGGTGATGGTATCCGCACTCGCGCCCCCGTCCACAAATGCAATCGTGGTTGCATCGGCTATAACAACCGTATTCACCTTTGCAGTTTTATGGAGTTCAGGTAGGGGCGGGGACAGCACTCCCTCATACATGGCTATCCCCGCAGCTATGCGGTTTACCCCTTCATTCAGATATGCGGTAATATCCGTCGTTCCGAATGCAGTGATATCTGGTAGAAGGGCCTTTTTAACCTTTTCCTGTAGTGTAGATAACGTAGCCATTTAACACTCCTTATTTAAGGCGTTGAAAGACTACGTATCGTTATACTTGCAGCCGATAAGGATCGAGTATCAGTGTTACGTGAACCTTATCCGTAACCTGATCAAAATCAGAAGTTACGATTTGAATAATGCCATCTTTGGCTATCTCCTGGTCTGCATCTGCCGCTACATAAGTAGCGAGTTCTCCCGCTACATCGGTAGCGAATGTGGCTGTACCGATAGTCGTTCCACCAATGCCATTACTAACCACAACAGTTTCATCAGCCATACCGGTGTCCTGAGAGATTGCACGAACATCCTTAATATGGCAGGCATACGGAGCTGCTACGAAGTAAGTTTCACTCTCTAACAACATCATGTCTATCGCGTCACCTGTAATCATGACATGTCTCCTTAGATTTAAGGTCTTGAATGATTAATCTTTACGTTGCCGGCGTTATTCTATAAGGATCGAGAACGAGCGTTACGTGAACTTTGTCAGTGGCATTATCAAATTCAGAAGTCACTATCTGTATGATGTCGCCCTTATCTACTTCCCGATTTCCAGCCGATGGCACATAACCAGCAAGTTCACCTGCTACGTCAGTGGCGAATGTGGCTACTCCAATGGCTGTACCACTAATACCGTCAGTTACCGTAACGGTTTCTCCATCCATGCCGGTATCTTCAGATACTGCAAGAACATCCGCAACATTGCAGTTGTAAGGCGCTGCCACGAAGTAGGTTTCTTGCGATACGAGCATCATGTGAATAAGATTTCCAGTTATCATCACAAATCTCCTTAAATTGAGGGCGTTGGCCGCCTCATGACGGCCATAACCCGGTTAATTAACACCTCTTAGTTAGGCTCAGTGAGGCCGGTGTGCCGGCAGTGAGCCTTCCTATTGCTGCATACCAACTGACCTACCCAACGGGTGTTCGCGGTTTTGGCATCAGGTTGTTCCTTGTCATATTCCCACTTGGGCTCGGTGAAGTTGTAGTCCTGGTGCGTCTTGATTTTTAGATAATTCAAGTTGAGCGCATCGAGATAACCCGTGGTCTGGTTGTCATCGGCCACAACCGGGGCCCGCTTGTGGAGAACATTGTCAAAACCTGCCTGTACTAAGGCCTGATCGCTGAATCGCTGTTGGGTCTGCAAGGTCCGCTCGTAACCATCCTTCAAAACCTCTGTGGTAATGCAAAGGTTGGGTTTCTTAGATGCGGCAACGCCGATTGCAGGGGTTCTGAATATCTTCTGCATGACCTTGAAGCTGATCGCCTCTGAGGTTGTAATGACGTTATCGCACCAAACCGACATATCATTTTCGCAAATACCGCCGTATTTAGTACTGGCTGTAGTTTCGAACAAATTCCCAAGACCCATAAAACTGGGGGCGGTGCCTTCAGCATAGATCTCTGAGCCCATCTTGTTTCTGATTGTTTTCTCAATATTTCGCAGTTTCATGAGTACGAGTTTCACCATTGCCTCTGCACCACTGTTTTGAACCGTCTCATCTAAATCAATGGTGTTTGAAGCATAGTAGCCGGCCCATCCAAAACGGGCCGCGTTCATGATGGTTACCTTGTTCTGAGGAATCTTAGTGGTATTCCCGTAACTGCCACTATTCGCCTCGGCATACTCAAGAAAAACCCTAATCTTCTCGCCGCCATCAATAAGTTCGCTGGCTTTGACATAGTTCATCTCCATCCCGCCTCTGCCCATGAGTTTCCAAAGCAGGACGTTCTCGGTGAAGAATATGTCAATGGGCCTTTTGACAATGTAATCGGATGTAGCGGCCTGTATCTGTGTTAGATCAAAGCTCATAATTCAGTCTCCTTACGATTTACCCACCTCCCGCGCCTTGGAGAGCGGCTTTTAACATGCTGGCCTCCATTTCGGCATCGTTAAGCGGTGTTTTCTGTTTATTTGTCTGTGTGATGCTCTCGCCTGCTTTCGTCAACACGGTCTTAGTGGCCGTATCCCCTGCCGCTAGTCTCGCGGCCTCTGCCTTGCCATTTTCAAAGGCTTCAGCAGCTTTGTAGGCAAAGTAGGCTGAGAAATCGTCATGCATCCCGCCGTATTCCTGCTTAAAGGGTTCGAGTTTTCCCGAATCCCTCAACGTGGTAAAGTCGGAATGGTCCTTCAGGAATTGCTTCTGAAGTCCCTCTGCATCACGTTCTTGTAAGGTTGTTTGGAAACTCTCGCTCGCCTTTGCCACTGCCTTTTCAGCCGCCATCTCTGCGGTAAGGGCATTCGACTGTTGCATGGCTTGTTCAATGCTGAGATCCCCATCTTCCAACTGCTTGTAGATGTCGGCAAGTTGGGACTCATATGTTGTCGTGGCTTCGCCGGGAGATCCTTCTTTCCTTGCCGCTTCCTGCATACTTGTGAGCTGCTCCGTGAGCGTTTTAGTTGTTGTTCTCAGTTGGCCGAGTTCATCGCCTTGCTCTCCGAGTTTGCTCTCAAGACTCTGGTAAGCCGCAGCAAGGGCCTCCGGTGACTCATATTCCTTGTCACCCACCTTGATCGTTTTCGGTGCTGCATCTATGATTTCTTCCGTACCCTCTTCCGGGGGAAGTGGAGCACCAGCGGGGATTATTCCCGCTTCTTCATTTCCTTTTTTCTCTGCCATGATTTTTCTCCTTTTTGGGACCCGCTTGGCTACGGGGTGTCCCTGGTTTATGGTTGTTGGTTCGGGATCTGCGTTATGCAGGGTGTCCCGGGTAAACGAAAAAAGCCCAACCCAGGAATTTCTTCCTAGATCGGGCTTCTAAATAACTCTGCCTTTATGACAGAGGTTTATCCGTTACCGATGGTGATTATTCAAATCGTTGTGCTATTTCATTACACAATCTCCTCTCGATTGTCCTTGTAAACCTTGCTTATCCCGCCCTCTCGGGCATGTATCTCCAACTTTAACATGCCTGTGGGCTTTTGGTCAAGCCAATCCTTGATTGCTTTGAGGATGGACTTCAGTTTATGTTCCTGTTTCGTCATTTCCCGCTCAATCGTTCCCTGGCTTGGCTACCAGGAGTCTTTTGCCGATGGCTCTTTTTGACTGCTTTTCCACTTCCAAGATTCCCCATGGCTATTTGATAGCATCGTTGCATCGGATAACTTGGATTGTCCCGTTTGATGGCAACGGCCATTTCATGGAATTTCTGCGTGTGAATTCCTTTACCATCTGGTGGTTTTATGCCTGCATTTTGATAAATTTGTTTGATTCGTTTAGTCATTTTGAAACCTTTTTACACCGATATAAGCACTGGGCCGTATCCGTGTCGCTCCCCTATATCGTGCTTTTTCAGGTAGCGGTTAAACTCACTACGAGTCTGTAGGGGCCGTTCATCATCCGGTTGCAATGTCATGCAGGCACTTGCTAGCCATGTTGGTTCATCCCGTAGAGCACCGCGATTGCTGATAATGCGCTTTGCAGACTCCCCGCACTTGGGGCACTTCATATACTCCGTCTTGTCGAAATCGGAGATAGGCAATACCTCTTCAAAGGTGTTTCCACATTTGCACTCGTATATGTATATAGCAGCCATCACTTCTCCACGTATTCAATGATCCAGTCGGTGACAAACATATCAGTCGCAGTAAAGTCCTGCGGAAGCTGGCCTATGGGAATGATAAGTTTTTCAACGGAGAGACCTGATTCAATATCGAAGAGTTCTTGAACTGTAGGATCTGTGATTTGCAAAGGGATTACTTCTCCTCTTAGTTTAGAAAGTCTCTTTTCTTCTAAGTCATTCCTTGATTCTTTGGCCTCCAATATTTCTATTTCTTTTTTCTGTTTTTCGTGATCCTGATCATGTTTTTTTGCCATATCCTCAAGCATCTCATGTAAAGTCTTCGCCTCTGTGCTATCGGTGATCATCTTTATGAGCTTAAACACCTTATATTTCAGTTCCGCCCTTAACCCTTGCGCTCCCCTGAGTTTTACAATGGCCGGATTACGTTGAAACCCGTCTATCATCCCATTGGTGAGGCTAACTAGTTCGCCCTTTTTCTCTTGCGGTTTATCCTTGTCCTTTTTGCTCTTATCGCTCATTGATATTACCTCTCCCATTATTTTATTTCCATTATTTCCTTAAATTCCTTGATCTGTTTGGGTGTTTTTACACCTGATGGCAATGTAATTTTTTGTTTTTTGGGTTTCTTTGTCTTCTTCACGGCATTCATAGCCCTCTCAAAAAGGCTTTGCTCTTTAACCTCTTTTGCTTTTGTGACAGGTACACCAATGTTATATTTCTTATAAAGTCTATTCAGTAGTTGTTCTTTTGTTTCGGCCATTATGCTGTTGCCGCTTCTTTCTCTCTCGCTTCAGTAGTCCTTCCTTCACTGCCTTTAGGATTTTGCGTTTTATTGCCTGGGCCTCCCTGAGGCATAAGAAGTATTTGTTTTAGGGCCATCGCATCCTCTTCAGGCATTCCAGCTTGCACAAGGATCTGAAGGGCCTGGTCAAGTTGCGTTTCCCCTATTCGTTCAATAATTTCCTTCCAATGCGGGAAGTTGATGGTTTCTAATAGTGCCTGCCGATCAATAGCATTGAGTTTGTAAATCCTTTCTGCCGTATCCGCCAGCCACACACTTGACCGTGGCATCATGCTCCCTGATTCAACGGTGTACTGAAATTGGCGCCCTGCGAAATTCTGTCCGATAAACTCTTTCCTTTCGCCCTGCACATCCACACTTTCGAGCTTTGCCCCAAAGTTTTGCTTGAATGATATGGCCCACTGCCCCCGTTGCTCCACGATATACTCTACGGATTCCCGTTTTGACTGCATAAGTGCCGCATTACGTTCCTGTAGTGCCTGAATCGCGGCGGCGGCCACTACCCTGCGCGGTGTCTGCCCCCTATCGGCGTCCTCGATGGCGTATATCCGGTCAAAGAAGGCAACAATCCGGTCCAGGATATTAAACCACTCTGCGGGAGGGTTCGGCACCTGGACATAATAGATAGAACCAGCAGGCATCGGCTTACTGGGCATGAGAATCAAGTTCGGCTTATTCGCCCTCGATTCGATCATATTCTTTGTAATGCCAAATCCCTGGGGTACAATCAGCGGCGGTGACATAACACGTAATGCATAGGCCACCAGACGGCTTGCAATCTCGCTGATCTTGTTGATAAGATCCTCGGTTTGCTCTGCTGCTGAGAATCCCCACAAAGAAGTAGTGTCTTCATAAGAGTTCGCCTTGTAGAACGGTAGATGATCCCACGCATGTGTTTTCTTCGCTAACTCAGGGGGTAACTCAGGATTTATGTTTGGATTCGGTGTATCGGCTAAAAGCAGGTTCCCTCTGTTGGTTATGGTAATAACTCTGATATTGCCGGGATACTTATCTTTCTTGGTTGCAGCTTCCTGAAAAATCTCTTCCCCCGTGTCCTCATTAATGCCCGCTGATATCCGTTCTGTCGTTTCCGCTTGACTGAAGTCCCGAATCCATATTTGTACTACAAGGGCGCGTCTTTGTCTGACGCCCATCCCCGTTTCAGTAGGGTAGGCCACAGGATCGAAGCCCGTATAACTCACACTCTGTACGCCCCTGCCATCTGGCATTTGCCTGTTTTCCTCTCTGTCTTCTCCGAGAATATTATATACGTCATCGGCTTCCACGCCTTCTACTTCAAATTTCTGTTCAATGCCTTCTATCGGTTCCGCATAGGCATTGCAACAGTAAGGCAAATCGGTTGATATATCCTCATAATATCCAGGCGCAGGAAAGAAAGAGAAGCAGTCCAATACCGCTACATTGGGCATCTTCCGGTCATAATCCCAGTAGGGATGTTCGGCTGTGATTCCGTAGGTCTCCATTTTAAGGCCGGATGTTTTGAGTTTCATCCTTTGCTTGGTTGTCTTCCACCATTTACGGAGCCAACTCGTTAAAAGCAGGGCAGATGAGATTTCCTCTTCCTCTGATTCGCCGGAGAGGTCTATCACTTCCGCAACGGGATCGCGGGAAGTAATGTTTGATACCGTGCGCTCCACATTGGAGAAAAAGAGGTTGATGGGCGTAAAGCCCTTTCGCTTTTTATCACCGGGCTTATCAAGGCTCGTATCGCCTCGCCTGAGCTTATCGTTCGCCCTCCATCGGTCGGGAAGGCCTTGCCTGTCCCTTTCACTCCATGCAAGCTCAAATAGTTCCCATGCGAACTTGGGCACATCGGCGTGGCCTTCAGGGGGAAGGTGAGAAAGGTTCCATGTAGTATTTTCAAGTACGGTATTTGAGTTATCGTATTTGGTCATCTACTTTATTCCTTTAGCACTTCCCTTTCTTGCCGCCTGTCTTGCTTCCGGTTCCCTTTCCTGGGGCTTTTCCCTTACCACCGCCACTACCGTCTCTTCGGCCTCCGCTTTTACTTGGAGGCCCGGTTCCATCTTTTTTAGGCATGATCAATCTCCTTCTTTTCAAGTTTATCCCGTATATCCAACAAAACCTCTGCAATCACGGTTAAAAGTCTCTGATTATTCCGGTGACCTTCTATCTCGTAATTTTCATCATAGGCCGGAAGATTGAGGGGTATGTCCTTTTCAATAGTTTCTCTATCTCTCATTTATGCACCCTCATGTGAGCACCGAGATTTGCTTTGGATTTGAATTCACGCTGGCAAACAGGGCATATCCACTTACCTTTACCGCTATTATTGGGTAATTGGCCTGGTGGTAATACCTGCTTCCTCACCATCAAATGTCCTGATGGTGCCAGTTGTGCGCCGCATTGAGGACATTCAAGAAAGCCATAGCCTGCCGTAGGGTCAGGAGGTGGCTCTGTCCAGCCATAGGACTTCCAAGGCTCTTTAAGCCGTATCATGCCGGCATTGGCATCAATGCCAGACTTGAAGCTCTTCGTTGTCTCGTGGTAGCATTCCCCGCAACCGGGGCAGATTACATCTAAGGGCATTATTCCTCCTCCCCCATACTCTCTACTATACTTGGTGTAGGCATCTTCTCCTCTTCCATCTGCCCCCTGAATCTCAAGGCAGCCGCAGCGGTAGCAGGCGGCATTTCAGGTGGTTCCATATCAGGCATCTTCTTTTCCCACTCTTCTTCGATGTTAAACACCTCGCCCTTCGGTTCCCGGAGTTTGAATAGGGATTCACTGGGGTCCCTTTTGGTCTTAAAGACTACGTAAGCCCCCAGCGCAACAGCCGCCAATGTGAGAAGAGCACCCATGGGGTAGAAGATCAGTATGTACCATGATGGCATGTTCATTTCTTGGCCTTCCCCTTTGGTTTGGGTTTTTCAGATACCGTAGCTTGGGCTACTTGATGGCCTTGAAGATGTTCTACTACTTCCTGTTCAACCGCACTTATCACTTTTTCCAGTTTATTTATTGTAGCCACCATCTCGTTGAGCCTGTCGAGAAGTACGCCTTTATCCTGAATATCGTGCATCTCAAGTTTCATGATCATCGTTACAACCTCTTGTTTTATATGGGGAGAGCCTAAGCCCTCCCCAGGTTAAAGGTTTAATTATGCAAATGGCCCGCCAGCACCAGCGGTAACTGCACCAGTAGCGTCAAGAGGCGTCCACCATATATGAAAAATTAAAATTCCATCAGTTGCAGCATGGGTACCAATGGTATACCCTACATCAACCCCTCCGACTACAACTACATCAAACAAGCCACCTGTAATCGTATTGGTTGCATTAGCAACACCAACCGGAGTAGTCGGGACCGCTCCATAGACGCCCGACACAACATCACCAGCGGAAAAATCTGCGGCACCACTATCAAGATCGACTGCGGCGAAAATAGCATCCGTGTTGCCGGCTACGCCAAGGGCTATCGTTCCATCGCTTGAAGTAGTAACGACTGATTCCGTCACTTCAACCATTATTTGTAAACGACATGCTCCCGTAACAGCCGCAATTTCATGGGCTGCCGTCGTATTCCATGTACCAACTCCTAAATCGGCGGTAACAGCAAAATAGTTTGGATGATTATATGAAGCGTTGGCTGCGGCTTCAAGAGCCTCTAGCCGTTCATACACAGAACCATTAGCATTCGGCACAACAGCGTCAGTATCCATAACGTTATCGGCATCATTAACACCGATCATGCCTGCTATACCGGTTGCCGTATCCGCAACGGCCACACCATCGGTTCCGATACAATCTACAAGGGACTTACTTGCCCCAAGGTCGGTTCCGAGCCCGGTATCCCCACCGGCGATATATCTCTGCAATGAGCCCGCTACAGCCGTGGCGGGAAGGGTTTTCTGATACAAGGAAACCAATTCATCTCTAACAAACAAGACCTTATCACCGGCTGCCAATGCGGTTGTCGCACCATGGGTAAATGTGCCACTTGCCGTCACATAGGCCGTGACATCAACGACTTCACCTTCCGGGGCTCCACCAATACCACCAGCATCCCAAAGGACGATCATCGTCCATCCTGTCTTAAAATAATCGGTTCCGAAGCCTTTAAGGGCGTCATAAACGGAATGTGTGGTATCTGCCGAACTCGTAACTGCGGCAGTATAGGCCAACGGGGAAGGCGTGGTTGCGAGAATGGCGTCCAGATCGGCTTGCGTGGTTATATCAAGAGCATCAATCTGATCTCTGATAGCTTCCAATGAGTCTGTTGCCGGATCAAAGGTAGCCGAGGTTCCATCATCGGCTATTTGGCCTAATACTGAGGTTAAATGCACAGTGGTTGCAAAGCTGGTGTCAACAGCATTCTTGACGAGATGGTCAAGATTATCTGCATCGATCGAAGCGGTGACGTTACTTTGCTGTTGACTGTCTGCAACCTGATTGCCTAAGGCCTCCAACGAATCTGTAGTATTATCGTAAGTTGTGCAGACTGCCGGATCATCATCTCCTAAGATTTTGCAGATAATGCTATCTTCAACGCCAGCAGAGGGATATGCCGCCACTCCATCGGTTACTGCCAGTAAATGATCTATATGAATACCTGCACCGAGAGTTATTCCACTTCTCATAATATCGCTAAGAGCCTCTAAGGAATCCGTGCTGTTATCATAAGAAGTACATACGGCGGGATCGTCATCACCGAGGATTTTACAAATGATTGAATCCTCTACGGCTGTCAGTGGGTATACTGCGCCGGCCCCATCGGTTAATGCAAGCAGATGATCGAGATTTTCATCTACCAGGGCGTCGTTAGCCTCGCTTTCCATGATTGCTAACTCAGTCGCACTCCACGGTGATGCACCGTCTTCATGGGTGAAAACAGGAGTCGCCATAACATCATCGACCTCGTCATTAGCCCAATAGGTCTCAAAGACATCCAAACCACCTGAATCAAGAGCTGTGGCGTATGCATCAGTAACAAGCATACAATGGGCGATTACACCCGTTGCACTATTGGAACTGATCTCGATGGCATGGTCATCATCGTTGAAGTTGTAGATGTAATTGTGATGGATATTGACATCAAGAATTGCAGCTGCAGAGTAGATGGCCGCTGAGGAATAATCCCCTTTAAACGTATTATAGGCGATCTCAATATCTTCGGCTGCGGCACTAAACGAGATTGCCGCCGTGGTTCCCGTGTCAGTACTCCCGGTAAATTCGCAACCTATGACTTTCATCCGATCGGCATCGGCATTTCCGGTGATAACGAGGGTGGCCGCCTCAGTTGAATCGCCTGTAACGATTCTACAGCCAATTAACTGAAATCCAGCCGCGGTCACGTTGAACATATCGTCCGGACCGTCTGAGGACGTGGATGATCCGTCAAAGATCATGTTTTTGAATACCACATCTGCGGCACTTACCGGGATCGTAGCATCCGAATCATTGGCCCATGAAAGAGTAGGCCGTTGGTTGCCCGATCCATATCCAATAATAGTTATCCCAGCCTTATCACACACGAGATCCGTGGCAGCGTCTATGGTGTCCGTATGTCCCGGGGCTACATGAATCACATCGCCATTGTCTGCGGTGGCAAGATTATATGCCTCATCAATGGTAATAACGGCGTAATCCCAACTCTTTCCGTCCCCGGAGGTAGCCTTGCCAAGGTCCACATACCAACTATCTCCCGCTATGACCGGGTTTTCGCTCTCCAAAACGAAGTCGTCAAGAGGCTTGTATGCCTGGCCTCCCCCTACCAATACCACCTTGCTCTGATCTGCGATTGTCGGACTTACCAGACAAAACACAAAAAGCAAGGCAAGAACCATTGGCACTGTTCTTATTAAGTGCTTAAAAATTCGATTTCCCATCTTTCATTCTCCTCTTTCTAGTTAATAGTTGTCTCATTATGCTAACCGCAAAACGTTTCCGCCCTATGCGGGATCTCTTGCGGGAGATACATATCTTATCATTATCTGGTGCAAATCCATAGACTCACGGTAACCGGGCTCGCTTTCCCGGTCTCGGTGATAATAATCTTTCCAAATGCGGCACCTTTTCCACTCGTGTATTTGATGATGTCGCTTGCGTTGCCTACTAAGGTCAATCCAGTACCTATTTTAGTGCCGTTGAGTTCCCAATCATCCCCGTTTACGCTCTCGGCGAGTTCAATATCAATCGTGCCGGCACCCGAAGCAGTAAATTTGTATTGTACGACAAGATCATTTTCTCTCGTCTGTTGAAGGTCGAAAACCGCCGATGTTGCCTCGTGGTC